AAGGATCCCGCAGGAGGTATCGCATGGCGAAGCGGAAGAAGACGACCCCGAAGCCGCGATCCTCGCGAAGCTCTCCGTCCGCGGGTAAGCCGCTCGACCCGAAGAAGCGGCCGGAGTATCTGCCAGGCTACAAGTGGGACGAGGACGCGGCCCAGGCCCCTGTCGACTTCGTCCAGGGGCTGTGTCGACACCCAGACGAACGCGGCGGAGATCCGAAGCGGATCGAGCTGATCGAGTGGCAGGCCGAGAAGGTCCTTCGTCCGCTCTTCGGCTGGCGTCGACCAGACGGCCGCCTCCGGTTCCGTCGCGCCGGGATCTTCGTCCCGAAGAAGAACCGAAAGTCGAGCCTGATGTCGCAGCTCGCCCAGTACATGGCGACCTGCCACGCTCCGGCCCAGGACGTGTTCCTCGCGGCGAACGACCGCCTCCAGGCTCGGACGATGTACCGCATGGTCCGGCAGTCGGTCGAGGCGAGCCCGCAACTATCGAAGCGCCTCGAGGTCGTCGACTCGCGGAGCATCATCCGGAACCGCGAGACCGGGAAGGAAATCCGCTGCCTGTCCTCCGACTCGTGGCGGAACGAAGGCCTGAACGGATCGGTGATCCTCGACGAGATCCATAGTTTCCGCTCGCCGGATCTGGTCGACGCGTTGATCTACGCGACCCGTGGCACGGCAAACGGTCTCGTGATCTCGATCTCGACGGCGGGCTCCGATCGAAACGGGATCGGCTGGCGTTGGTGGCAGGACTGCGAGCTGGTGATCAAGGATCCGAAGGCGAACCCGACCTTCTACGGTCTGATCTACGCGGCCGACGAGGACGACGACTTCTCCGACCCGAAGGTCTGGCGGAAGGCGAACCCTTCGATGGGGATCGCGTTCCCCGAGGACGAGTTCGCGGCCGACTACCAGGACGCGACGACCGACCCGCGGAAGATGTCGAAGTTCCTCCGCTACTCGCTGAACGTCTGGCAGGCCGGCGACTCGCGATGGTTCGTCCCGCCTCTCGACTGGTCGGCCTGCTCCGCCGGTCCGCTCGATCCGACCGAGGGACGGCCGTGCTGGGTCGGCGTCGACCTGGCGTCGAATCTCGACATGACGGCGGCCGCGTTCGTGTTCAAAGAATCCGACGGCTCCTATTCGGTCGAGTGGAAATACTGGGTACCACGCGAGACCGTGGCCGACCGCGTCCGCGAAGGGATCCCCTACGACTCCTGGATCCGCGACGGCTGGGTGACCGTCACCGACGGACACCGGCTCGATCACGAGAGCGTCGCTCGCGACATCATCGCGTATGGCGAGACCCACGAGATCAAGGCCGTCGGCTGCGACCCCTGGCAGGCCGGAGCCCTCGAGACGCTGCTCCAGCGTGAAGGGATCACGACGAAGGACATAGCGCAAAAAACGTCGACGCTCAACTCGCCATGCAAACTCCTCGAGGCCCTGGTCGTCGAGAAGCGACTCCGCACGGGAGCGAATCCCGTGGCACAGTGGAACGCGAACAATTGCTGTGTCTACACCGATCCCACAGGGATGATTAAACCGGACAAGGCGAAATCGACGGAGAAGATCGACGGCGTCGCCGCCCTCGTGAATGGGCTCGCCCTCGCGTCGACCGACGAGGACACGGGCTCCGGCCGGAGCCTCGACGAGTGGCGGATCCGCGTCCTGTAGCGAGATTCTGCCCGGCAGGCCGCTGGGATATTGGCGGGCACCGTCCACGAGGTCGCCGCCCGTGCCCGAAAAGAAGCCCAGCCGCAAGCCGACCGCCAATGGAGGCCGCGGCAGCCGCCGCCGCTCCCCGGCGAAGGCCGCCGCGGCCGCTCGCGTTATCTCGTTTCGGTCGACATCGCTCGGGTCGCCCTACGCGTTCGGAGCGATCTCTCCGGGGAACATCGGACCCGAGACCGCGATCCGCGTCAGCTCGATCTTCGGCGTCGTCCGTTGGATCGCTCAGGCCGTCGCGATCTGCCCTGTGCAGATCATGCGGCAGCGGCCCGACGGTCGCCGCGAGAAGGCCGACATCCCGGCCGCCTACACGCTCCGCAAGCGGCCAAACCGCTGGCAGTCGGCGTTTGATTTCTACCTGCTGCAAGCCTACTGGGCGGCCCTCCACGGGAACGGCTACGCCAGGATCCTCTCCGGCGACCGCGGCTGGATGTCGCAGCTCGTGCCCATGCACCCGTCGCGGGTGAAAGTCGAGCAGTTCGACGACTACTCGCTGTCGTACAAGTTCTGGACGGACCGCGGCGTCTGGGAGACGATCCCACAGGAGCAGGTCCTCCACTGGAAGTGGATCTCCGACAATGGAATCGTCGGCCATGCTCCGGCCGAGATGTGCGCGACCTCGATCCGCCTGGCTCAGAAACTCGACACCGCGGCGACCGCGTTCTGGGACAACTCCGCCCGGCCCGACATGGTCCTCGAGACCGACGAGCGGATCCCCGACGAAGCGGTCGACGCTCTTCGCGAGTCGCTCCACCAGGTCTACGGCGGAGCCGAGAACCGCGGGAAGGCCGCCGTCCTCCCGAAGAAGACGCGACTGAAGCCGATCGACTCAAACTCGATGGAGGCGTCGCAGTTTCAAGAGCTGCGGGACGCGATCCTGCCTGACGTGTGCCGTCACTGGGGCGTCCCTTCGACGCTCCTCGGCGACGCGAAGATGAATAAATATTCGACGGTCGAGCAGGAGCATCTCTCCGCGCAGGTTTGGTGTTTGCTTCCATGGGCTCGCCGAATGGAAAGCCCGATCGACATGGCCCTCCAGCCGGTCTACGGGGAGGACGTATACGCGAAGCTCGACACTCGCGGGATCCTCCGGGCCGACACGGCCGGCCGGGCGGCCTTGTACCAATCGCTCTGGAACATGGGGGCGATCACGCCAAACGAGATCCGCGACCGCGAGGACTTCGACCTCCTCGACACTCCGGCCGCGAATCAGACCTTCGTCCAGCTCGGCTTCTCGACGCTCGACGCCGCGGCCGCTCAGGCCGGGGCCGCCGGAGGCGATCCGCCGGCGGCAGTGGCCGAGACCGAGTCCCCAGACCTCGAACCTAACGGCGAGAGCGTCGACCAGGCCGGCGGGTTCACTCTCGGCCAATACGTCTACTTCGACGGCGGCGAGGGAACGATCGAGCACCTGATGACGGACGGCGTCCTCGGTGTCGAAGGGTCGCCCTTCGCAATCTCCGCGTCGCCCGACTCGCCGGCCGCCTCGATTCGGATTCACGAAGACGGGCAGGCGACCGAGTTCACGGTCGGGAAGCGAGTCTCGGATCTGTCAGCGGACCCCATGGACGGAGGCGAGAACGATGTCGCAAGTTGAGACCCGCTATCTGGCGCAGGCTGGCGACCCTGATGTCGAGCTGCGGCTGGAGACCCGCGACGACGGCCGGCCGCAGATCGTCGGCATGGCTCCCCCATGGAACAAATGGAGCGTCGATCTCGGAGGCTTCAAAGAGCGTTTTATGCCCGGAGCGTTCCGGAAGTGGCTCGACCGCTCGCCGAACGATCCGCGAGGCGCTGCCGACGTTGTCGCGAAATACAATCACATGGATTCCGCCGTCCTCGGCCGGACGACGAACGGCACACTCCAGATCCAGGAGAACGAGAAGGGGCTCGTGTTCCGGGCGACCCCTCCGGTCGGCACGCCGACGACTGCCGAGGTCCTTCCTCTAATCAGGGAAGGCTATATCTTCGGCTCGTCTTTCGCGTTCTCACTGCCCGATCCTCGAGGCGAGACCTGGGACGAGGATCCCGCCGGCAACGTCACCAGGACGATCACCGACGCGGCGATCTTTGACGTTAGCCCCGTAACACACGCCGCGTATCCCAATAGTTCCGTCGGCCTTCGGTCCCTGTCGGCCTGGCGCGAAGCCCGAGGGCTCGTCCACCACAGGGCCGAGGGCCGCGGGCTCGTGATCTCGCTCGACTACGACCGGACGTTCACCGCGGCCCCTGGCCTCTGGCGTTCGTTCGTCAACATGGCGACGGCCGCCGGGAACCGCGTCGTCTGTATCTCGCGACGCGAGGCGACCGACGAAAACCGCGAGGAGCTGCGGCTCGCGTTCGCGGACCTCGAGGTCGGCGACCTGATCCTGTGCGGGGCCGACACCCAGAAGCGCGACGCGGCCGCCCAGGCTGGGATCGCGGTCGACGTGTGGGTCGACGACTACCCCGAGGGAATCGTGGCGGCCCCGGCTCCTTCGGCTCGCTCGTTCAAGGTCTCGACACTCGCTGGATCGAAGGCTGCCGCCGCGGCCGCCGTCGCCCGAATGCGAATCAACGCCGGCTAACACGAGGACGCTATGCCTTCCGCTCTGACCGTTTCCGGACTCCTCCGGATCGACTGCGATCTGACCAACACGCTCACCGTCGGGGCCGTGTCGGACTCGTCCGTCGTGCTGGAGAATATCGCCTTCGCGAACGGGACCGGCGCGAGCCAGGCGAATATCTACATCAGGAAGTCGGGCAGCGTCGCCACCTCCGGGACCGATACGACCACGCTGTCGTCGGTGACGGTGCCGACCCAGTCGGGCACGACCTACACCGCGTCGATCGACAAGGTCCGACTGATCTATGTGAAGAACACAAGCGCGGCCCAGTTCCTCGGGATCATGCTCGCCGACTCGTCGTCGACTCCCTACTGGAGCGCCGAGGTCCATCCGGGCGGCGTCCTGCTCTGGTCGGTCGGCGTGTCGAATGTCGAGGGCTCCGCGACGGCGACTCCGATCGACAAGGTGATCGCGTATTCGATCTCCGGCAACACGCTGGCGGCCACCTACGACATGGTCCTCGTCGGGACGAAAACATGAGCCTCTGCACGACCTGCGGCGGCCGCTGCCGCGTCGAGTCGAGCAAGCGGGCCGGCGACCGCCAGGTCCGATATGTCGAGTGTCAGACCTGCCGGCAGCGTCGCCGCCAGGTCGTGCCGGCCGCCCAGGTGTGGAGACGAAAACGATGAGCATCGCAACGATTCCGATCACCAAGGCGGTCGACCAGCCGGGCCTCCTCGACAAGATCACGACGTTCATCGCGTCCGCGAAGGTCGCGGCCGCCGACGGCCTGACCTGGTCGGAGTTCGGCGAGATGCTCCTCGCGCTCCTTCGGCTTGTCGTCTCGGCCCTCGACTCCGTGGCGACGCTCTCCGGGAAGGAGAAGAAGGCCCTCGCCCTTGACGCGGTCGCCCGGCTCTTCGACGCGGTCGCCGACTACGCGGTCCCGGTGACGCTCTATCCGATCTGGCTCGTCGCCCGTCCGGCCGTCCGGTCGCTCGTCCTGGCTCTCGCGGGCGGCGTGATCGAGCAGCTCCTTCCGCTCGTGAGGCTCGCCCGATGATCGTCGCCCTCCTGATCGCTGCCGCGGCTTATGCGTTCGCCGGCGACAAGTTCACCAAGTACATCGGCGACGTGTCGCTGCCGACCCTCGAACGGCGACACGTCGTCGGGGCTGCCCTGCTCGCGGCGGCCGCGTTCGCGTGGGGCTCGTCCGCTCCACCGACCCCGACGCCGCAGCCGGCCCCCGGCCCGGCCCCCGGCTTCAGCCTCCGCGGGACGTTCGTCGGCCCCGACGCCTCGGCCGACGCCGCGACCGTCTCGGCCCTGATGGAGGAGCTGGCCTCAGAGATCGAATGGGATTCGATGCAGGCCGAGCCGCTGATCCGGACCGGAGTCGCCGTCGACGATCTGCGGCAGCGTGCCCGCGAGCTGCGATGTCGCGGCGTCTCGCTGGGCGAGAAGCACCCGCGAGCCCGCGAGGCGATCAAACAACACCTGGACGCGACGGCCGGCACGTCCGGCGGTCCGCTGACGCCGGCCCAGCGGTCCGCGTGGGTCGCGGCCTACCGTGAAATCGCGAGGGCTGCCGCCGATGCCTCCCGCTAACGCTCTCCGCTGGCTCGCCGTCGCTCTGCTCCTGGGGCTCGCGGCCGCCGCGATTGTCGCCGGCCTCGGCCGAGGCCCCGGCCCTGCCGGCTGGCCGGGCGACGAAAACTTCGGCTACCGTCCAGACCCGCAGGGAGTCGAGCGATTCCTCGCGGAGCTGCCCCAGCCGCTGTTTCGCGACGCCGGAGCCGAGACGGTCCGCGAGGCGAAAGGCGTCGACACGTTCCTCTATCGCTCCGCGGTTCGCGCTCACCTGGCCCGCTACGGTAAGCCCTGGGTCTGCGAACGCCAGGGGATCGGGGATTGTGTTTCCTGGGGCTGGGCTCACGGTGTGTGGATCGCCCAGGCCGTCGACTGGGAGACAGGCCGACTCGCGGAGCCTCCGTCGTTCCCGAGCACTGAGGCAATCTATGGAGGCTCTCGCGTCGAGGCCCGCGGCCGATCAGGTGACGGCTCGTCGCCGGTCGGCGGCTACTCCGACGGATCGTATGGGGCCGCGGCCGCTCGGTTCGTCCGCGACTGGGGCGTCGTCTACCGCGAGAAGTTCGACCGCTACGACCTCTCTGCCTACTCCGCGAACCGAGCGAAGGAGTGGGGAGCCTATGGATGTGGCGGCCAGGGAGACGGCGGGAAGCTCGACGCGATCGCGAAGAAGCACCCGGCCGCCCATGTCGCGCTCGTGACCACCTGGGCCGAGGCTGCCGCCGCGATCGAGGCCGGATTCCCCGTGCCTGTGGCTTCGATGCAAGGCTTCGCGAGCACGACCGACGCTCAGGGCTACGCGGCCGCGTCCGGGCAGTGGGCACACCAGATGTGTTTCGTCGCGGTCCGCTACCAGAAAAACGGATCACCGTCGGACGCTCTCCTGTGTTTGAATAGCTGGGGACCCCGATGGATCACCTATCGCGGAAAGTTTCCGGCCGATCAGCCGGACGGCTCGTTCTGGGTGACGCGGCCCGTCGTGGAATCGATGCTCCGGGCGAAGGACTCATTCGCGGTCGGCTCGGTCAGTGGCTTCGGCTGGCGCGATCTCCACAACGGAAACTGGCTCACGCCGGCCCCGCCCGAAACGATCGCCGACTGGTTCGCTCCGCACACGTTCACACTCGCCCCGTGAGGATCCCATGGATCGCCGCACGCTCGCCGCCGTCGCTGTCGCCCTGGTCGTCGGCTACTGGCTGGCTTCGTCGAATGACATTACGCCGAAGCCCGCCGACCGGCCGGTCGTGCGGTGGATCGCCAGGGCCGCTCGGAGCCTGCTCTGGGTCGCCCTCCTGGCCGAGAAGCCTCCCGAGGAGCCGCAGCCCGACCACCACGTCGCCAGGTCCGCGAACGTCGGAGACGACGGCTATCCGATCATCCACAACGGAAGGGGCTGGTGATGCTCTCCGGAATCTGGAACGTGTTTGTCGCCTTCCTGGTCTGGCTCTCGTCGGACCCGAGGTCCGTCGACCTCGAGGCCCCGAAGGCCGCCGCGGCCGTGTCGGCCGCTCGGGCTTCGATGCTCGTCGACGCTCCGGCTCCGCCGTCGCCGACGCCGCAGGACTGCGACTGCGGGAAGACGTGCGTCCGCGGAGTCTGGAAGCCCGACGGACGGATCGAGCAACGCTGCGGCTGTAAGTGCCCGCGATGCGTCGCGGAGCGTGCGAAGACATGCACGTCGGGGACGTGTCGCTGACCGTCCTACCGTAGAACGCTCCGCGAGATTCTGCCGCGGCGGCCTCTCATATCGTGATGGTCGGTAAGGACACCACACGAACACGAAGGGACTCCCCATGCCGTCGCCCCGACTCGCTCGCCTCCAGGACGAAGCCGCCCAGATCGCCACCGAGATCGAGACCCTCCGCTCGGTCGAGCCCTCGAACGACGAGGAGCGGACCCGGATCGAGGAGCGACTCGCGGGCCTGATCGCGAAGGCCGACATCGTGTCGAAGGACGCCGGCTCGGAGCGTGACCTCGACGAGAAGCTCGCCGGCCTCCGGAAGGTGACCGGCTCGGCCTCGTCGCCGAAGGTTGCCGAGAAGGCTGCCGTCGAAGACTTCCAGGAGCCCGCCGACGTGCGGAGCGGGATCAAGCTCTTCAGCTCGCGGCGTGCTGCCGAGGCCGTCGGCTCGTACCTGAAGGCCCTCTACACGGGCGAGACCCGAGCGATGGGCGAGACCTCTAGCACCTACGACGGGATCGGAGCCGAGTACGTCTATAAGGAGCTGTACGGCGCGATCGTCAACCGGCTCCAGTACGCGTCGGTCGCTCTTCAGCTCGCGACGGTCGTCCGGCCCCGCGGCCAGAAGATCGACTTCCCGAAGGTCGGCGACGCGACCGCGTCGCTCGTGGCCGAAGGGACCGCGACGACCGATCAGGACCTTGTGTCCTCGGTCGGTGCCCTGACCATGTACGAGATGCGTGGCTCGGTCGCGATCTCGCGAAGCCTGATCGAAGACTCGCCGCTCGACGTGGCCGGCCTCGTGGCCGAGCGGTTCGCTCTGGCCTACGCTCAGAAGATGGACTCCCTCTGGCTCGCGGGCCAAGCGTCGAACCCGACGATCGGCGGCCTCGCGGCTGGCGTCGCGGCTGGCAACACGATCACCGTGGCGGCCGGCTCCACGGCGACGAGCCTCGCGAACCTGGCCGACGTGGTGGGTAAGGTCGACGAGGCCGCGATGGGGACCGCCTCCTGGGTCTGCTCGCGTGCCGGCTGGGTCGACCTGATGAAGATCTGGTCCGCTCAGCAGACGACCCTCACGGTCGGCGGCGGCCGGGTCGTGCCGACGATCTTCGGTGCTCCGGTCTACCTCGTGAAGGGTCTCCCCTCCACGACGCTCGCCCTCTACGGCGACTTCGCGATGTCGACGGCGATCGGCCTGAAGGATAGCGGCCTCGAGATCGAAGCGGGCCGCGAGATCCTGATGCGGAACCGCCAGGTGCTCTACGTCGCGAACACCCGGTTCGGTGTGAGCAACCACGCTCCGGAGTTCGTGGGTCGCCTCGCGAAGGCCTGACCCTCGACGATGTGATTCTCGGGGGCCGGGGCTGGCAGGGATGCCGGCCCCGGCTCTCTGACTATAGGGACCTCCGGAGGCGAGCATGGCGAAGCCCGACACGATCCGCGTCCTCCAGTGGCCTATCGTCGAGCCGGTGACGCTCACCGAGGCGAAGGCTCAGGTGTCGCTCGCCCAGGACCAGACCGAACACGATCGATTCCTCCTCGACAAAGTCGCCGCGGCCCGCCGGCTGGTCGAGAGCCGGCTCTCGGTGACACTCGTCGCGACACAGTACCGGGCGACCTGGAGGACGGGCGGGAAGATCCTCCACCTGCCGGCTCCGCCCGTGCTGATCTCCGCGACCTATCCGATCACGATCACGGTCGACGGGACTGCCCTGTCGGCGTCCGACTACGAGGTCGACCAGGACGCGTTCCCGGCTATCGTCACGCTCGACAATGAGACGACCGAGAAGATCGTCGTCACCTACTGGGCAGGCGTCGCTCCGGGCGGCGTGATCGAGCCGATGGTCCGCTCGGCGATCCTGGCCTACGTCAACCACCAGTTCGAGAACCGCGGCGTATTGAACACCGAAGGCGGCGGCGAGCTGCCCCAGGCCTTCGAGACGCTCCTCGCGGCCAGCTCGTGGAACGGAGGCTGGTAATGGCACGAGCTGCCGGCCGCTACCGCGAAGTCTTCGTCCTGGAGCGACCCGTCCGCACGCGAAACGCGGCCGGCGGGACCGTCGAGACCTGGGAGGCGGTCGCGACGATCTTCGGTTCCTACGAGGCCACGTCCTATAACGAGCAGGCCCGACGCGGGCAGGTCGGCGGCGGGATCTCGGCCACGGTCTACACGCGTTACCGCTCCGGGCTGGCAGGTGACCAGCGGCTCCGATGGCTCGCCCGCGGCGGCAGGCTGCTCTATATCTCGGCCGTCGTCGAGCAGGGGAACCGCGAGGACCTGGAGCTGACCGTCGAGGAGCAGGTCTCGTGATCGTTCTCGGGTGGAATAACGTCGAGGGACAGATCGGGGCGCTAATGGCTCGGTTCGAGGAGCTGCCGCGCTACATCGCGAAAAAGCATCTTAAGGCAGCGATGAAGAAGGCCGGAAAGGACGCGATTCCGATCCTGAAAGCGAACACGCCGGTCGGTGGCGGCCGACGCGTGAAGGCTGCCGTCGTCCGCGGCGAGCTGAAGATGAACTACAAGCGGCGAGGCGGATCGCTGCGGCGGGCCTCGACGTTCATGTCGAAATACAAGGGCACGAACAAGGACGGGGCCGTCTTCGGAATCCTTGGCTACAAGTATGGATTCGAGTCGAGAAAAGCGATCTGGCTGGAGTTCGGCACGAGCCGCGGGATCGAGCCGCGGAAGATGGTCGAGAAGAGCCTCGCGGCCTCAAAGGGAATCGTCGGCAGCAAACTCGAGGCCGAGATGGCGGCCGCCCTAGAGAAGGCCGCGATCGAGCTGGCGTCCGGAATGAATCCCGGCATGTCGAAACGCGGTCTCGCGGCCGGCGTCGCCCCACGATAGGAAAAACATGAGCACCCCGCACGTCTGGCTGAAGGAAGCGATCGAGGACGCCACGTCGGCCACGGCCTGGCCGGTCGGCATGACCGGCACCCAGTCGCCGCCGTTCGTGATCTACGCCCGCGAGGCGACGAGCCGCGAGCAGGTCCTCGCCGACACGTTCGACGACACTCCGGTCGCCGACCAGGTGAACCCGGTCGCCCGGTTCCTGGTGGCGGTCTACGCCGACGACTACGTCCAGGCCTGGACGCTCGCCGGCCAGATCACCGCGGCGATCCACAAGTTCGCCGGCACCGCCGACGGGACCACGGTCGAACACTGCCTGGTTCTCGACGAGCGAGACGGTCAGCCCGACTACCTCGAGGGCCGCGAGACGCCGACGTATACGGTCGAGCTGTCCGTCGAGATCCGCTGGGCCGAGTGAGATTCGCCCCGCACGTCACCCCATAAAATCGACCACGTCCGACACAGGAGCAGACTATGCCGATCTCCACGCTGACCTCGCCAGGCCCCACGATCCCGTCCGGCGCGAAGACGATCTCCCTGAAGGATATCGAGACGGCAGGCGCGACCGCGAAGGAGGACGTGACGGTCCTCGGGGACTCGACTCGCCAGTATGCGGCCCCTCCGCTGGTCGAAGGCGGGACGAACACCGCGACGAAGACGGTCTCTGTGTCTGGCAACCTGAAGAGCGACACCACGCTCGCGATCACGGCGGCCGCCACGACGACCGGCTGGATCTGCGAATCGTTCGAGAAGTCGTACGAGGTCGGTAAATACGCGACGTTTTCGGTCGAGTTCTCCTACTATCCGCCCACGACGTAAGGAGCTGTAGAAGTGCCAGATCCCGTAACATTCACCAGCTCGCAGGGGTTCAACGCGTTCGGCGTTTCCGGCGCGACGAAGGTCTCCGTGAAGGTCTCGCGGAAGTCTGACGTGACCCCGCAACTCGACGCCTCGACGCTGTCGATCGCTCAAGGCGGGACTCGCGTCTACGAGAACGGAATGACCGACTACGGCCAGAACGGAAACACCGGCGCGATCGTCACGGTGACGATCGACGGCCTGGGGGCCACGAAGCCCACGAAGGGCTCGACGATCACGGCCGAAGGCGTCGTCTGTAAGTGTATGGACTCCACGAGCGACGACGCGGTTGGCGAGCTAAAGAAGTGGTCCGCCAACTACACGAGCGACTACGCGGCTTGACGTAAGGGAGGCCGGTCACGATGCCGACTCCTTCGTCTCAGGGCTCGTCCTGCTCGTTCGCCGGACAGAATCTGGGCCGGATCACTCGCTGGCGAGTCTCTCCTGGCTCCGCCGTGTTCGTCGAAAAGACGAACATCACAAGCGAAGTGGTCGGCTCCGGAGCGAACGCCCGGATCGTGAAAACCTACGACTGTGTCGCGATTGATCCGGGGACGGTCGAGGTCACACTTTACGGATGCCCTCCGTATGTGAATGCCGACATCGGGTTTCGCGCCAGTGTGTCGGTGTTCGCGGACGGCGTTTCGATGACGAAGCCGGCCTACCTCGAGTCGTTCGATGTGACCGGCAGCGTCGGCGAGTTTCTGGTCGGCCAGGCAGTATTCAAACTCACAGGTGAAGGATCATGAGCGCCCTCGACACTACGCCCGATGTCGTGACCATCACGCCGCCCGGAACGATCGACGCCGTCTACCTGCGGTCGCCCACGTTCCGCGAGTGGCACGAGCTGGTCAACGCCCACGGCGAGCTGATCAAGCCGGACGGCACGGCCGGCCGGGCCTCGGCTGCCCTGATCGCGAAGACGCTCACAACCTGCGTCTGCGATGTGAACGGCAAGCCCTGTGGCCTGGCGGCCGATAAGGTCCTCGCGGCGAATCACGCGGTCGTGATGTGGATCTACGACCAGTGCTGGAAGACCGTCCTCCGGAGCGGCGAGCAGGTCGTCCAGGATCACGAAAAAAACTCCGAAGCCGGTCAGGACTGACGGAACGCTTCCTGTACCGGCTGGCAGCACACCTGAAGATCCCAAAGGTCGAGGAATGGAAACACGAGGTAACGATCGACCAGGTCCATCGGTGGATGGCTTACTACCGCGTCGAACCATTCGGGGAGGACTGGCTCCGGACGGCACGCGGGACGATGTTCACGATCGCTGCATTCGGGGCGAAGCCTGGGTCCGACTTCGTCGATCTGTTTTTGCCGAACTATGACCCGGACCGGGAGATGACCCAGGACGAGATCGCGGAGAAGTTGAAGGGCTGGACCAAGGAAGGAGGCTAGTGTGGCGTCGATCGGAAAAGTGTCGGCCGTATTCACCGCGTCCACGTCCGGCCTCACGTCCGGAGTGAAGGCCGCCTCCTCGTCGTTCCGTAGCCTCCAGTCCGATGTCGCCAGTCTGTCGTCGAATATGCGACTCCTGACGGCGATCAGCGGGGCGCAGCTCTTCGGGTCGGTTGTCGGTGGCGCGATGTCCGCCGCGAAGTCTGTCGCTGGTCTCGGGGCGAGTGCCGTGTCGTCGCTGTCGGCTGCGGTCGAGGCCGCCACATCGCTCGGCGAAGAAACGAGCAAGTCTGGTGTGATATTCGGGGCCTCCGCGGCGAAGGTCGCCGAGTTCGCGAAGACTGCCAGCCGGATCGGCATCGCCGAATCCGCTGCCCTATCGGCGACCGGCACATTCGGGAACCTATTCACGGCAATGGGGATGGGTAAGGAGGAGGCCGCAAACTACGCGACGACCATGACGGCCCTCAGTGCCGATCTCGCGTCGTTCAACAACTCCTCGGTCGAGGACGCTATCGGAGCCCTCGGGGCTGCCCTCCGAGGCGAGGCAGAGCCGATCCGCCGGTTCGGAGTGCTGCTGGACGACGCAACGCTAAAACAGGAGGCCCTGTCGCAAGGGCTGATCAAGTCGACAACCGGGTCGCTGTCGCCTGCGATCAAGGCCCAGGCAGCATACGCGGCGATCCTACGACAGACGGCGTCGGCCCAGGGTGACTTCGAGCGAACCAGCGGTTCGCTCGCAAACATGCAGCGGATGATTTCGGCGAAGGCCTCGAACGTCTTCTCGACAATCGGGACCGCGTTCGAGCCGCTCTACAAGTCGATCGCCGCCAGCGTCTCCCGGGTCCTGACGGCCGTCGAGCCACTTTTCGCGAAGATCGCGCAGGGGATCAGGCCGGCGGTCGAGCTGATCGGGTCCGCCGTCGAGGGCCTGATACCTAGGATCGAGAAGTTCCTCGGCGACCTCGACGGAAAAGATATCGGAAAGTCGATCGGGCAGGGGATCGTAGACGGGGCAAAGTACCTGGCGACGGTCGCCGACCAGGTCGTCAACGGGTTTCGCGACATGTACTTCGCGGCGGCCGACACTCTAGGCGTGCCGATCTCTGCGGAAGCGAAGCGACTCAACGAGATGCAGGCCCAGATCCAGGCAGGCCTGGCTCCTCAAGTCGCGGCCGAAGGGTCGGGCGGATTCGTGACGCAGCTCGACCAGGCTTTCGCCGCGGAAGTTTCTCGCCTGACTGATGCGGTCGCGGAGCAGCGGAAGCCGCTGACGACGTTCACGGATCTTGTCTCGATGGCGGAGAAAGCTCTGAGCGATCGCCCGCCGGCGACACCTCCGGCCGCCGAGCCACCGAAGCCACCAGAGCTGAAGCCGCCCGTCGTCGTGAATATCTCCGAGGCGATTAAGGGGATCGACTCGCGGTCGTCGGCCGGCGTGGCCGAGATGTTCCGACTCATGCGGGGCGGTGATGACGTGCAGGAGCGTATAGCCGACGGGATCGAGCAGATCGCCGCGAACACGGCCGAGAATGATTTCGTCGTCGCGGAGTTCAACTGATGGCTGTCGTCTCCTACCAGCGGATCCTCGACGGCGCGAGCCTGTCGGGCAAGTTCGGCGAGTCGCTCCAGGCCACGGAACGCTGGCAGGTCCGCGTCGATTCGCCGACGACGACCCGCCTGGCGATCCTTCAGACGCTCGCCACCGGCGGGATCGTGTGGGGTGCCTCACACCCCGAGTTTTCCGCGCTGAAGGCGATGGAGTTCACGCTCGACGCCGAAGGCCGCGAGGGGATGCGGTGGATCTTCACCGTGAAGTATTACGTCCCGCCTGCCTCGAAGACACCGCAGGCCTCCGGGATCCCGAAGGACGCCTGGGAGCGATCTGGAGGGACTTCGACGGTCCCGGTCTTCCGCGACACGAGCGGAGTCTCGATCACGAACGCGGCCGGCGATCCGCTCGAGGGCCTGGAGCGAGAGCGTGAGGAGGTCGCCTGGTCGCTCACCAAGTGCTACACGACAGACGCGTCTTTCGGGTCTGCCGCCGGTGCCTACGCCGGGAAGGTGAATAACGCGAGTTGGAGCAACTACCCGGAAAAAACGGTGAAGTGTTACTTGAAGAGCGCGAAGAAGGTCAGCGTCTCGAAGCTCGACGGCTCGGCCGACGGGGCGACGCTCGACTACATCGAGGCCCACTGGGAGTTTCGCTACGACCCCGACACCTGGAAGTGTAAGCCTTGGGACGTGGGCTTCATGGAGAAGGTGAGCGGAGAGCGGAAGACCGTCCTCGGGAACGACGGAAAGCCGGTGAAGCAACCGGTCGCCCTGAATAACGACGGCACGAAGAAGGCCGTAGGCTCGAAGCCGACCGTGATCAATAACGGCGACGGCGTCGACATCTACGAAACGGCAAACTTTACGACCGGCTTCGGGACTCCGGTGTTCATCCCCACATGACGAAGCCTGTCGCATTCAGCGAGGACGGAGCCCGTCGCGTGATCGCGGCGACGAAGGCCCACGAGGCCGGAAATCGCGATATGCCGCCGATCAAGTTCCGCGACACCGGCGACGATTCGACGCTTCGCCTGTGTAAGACCTCGGCCGCGTTCAACAAGGGAACGGTCGCGACGCTGAACGTGTGGGAGAGCGGGACGCCACCGAACGAAACACAGACGAGCGGAGCGACCGTCGCGGACGTGGTCAACAAATACGCGAACATCGCGAGCGGAAAGTTCGTCTCGGTCGCGCTCCACGCGAACGGCCGCTGGTACGTTATCGCTGCGGAGTGCTCGTAATGGTGCTACTTCCTGGGTGTCAGTGCTGCGGCGGGACTTGCGACCTGCCGGGCGGTCCATATCCGTCGTCTATTGAAGTCGATTTTGACGCGATGCCTGCGGAGTCGCTCAGCGCTTCACTGTCTGGCGACTTATTTTATGGAACAGGGTCGTCACTGAACACGACGTTTTCGCACACATACTCGGCACCATTCCCTGCCGTTTCTTCGTCGTATTCACTGTCGCAATCCGTTGCGGGATCTAACTTGTACTCGTACACGTCTTCCGATGGTCTTATTTATATTAGCTTTATATCGGATGCAGGTCCTACGGAGATTGTGCGTACTCTGGACTTCTACAGAAGCGCATTGGGTGTAATAACAAGAACCGAAGGGTCGTCGTCTTGGTCTACTTCTGGTCGCCCCAAGCTTGAAAACGGCATTGTATTGCTATGCACTGTCCCTGGATTCCAGAGTAGCTACATAAGAATAGGGGGAGTGGTTGGCCTTGGGTTCGGAGGTATTAGCGACCCTGCGAGGGTTGAGCAGGTCAACGTCTCAAACTCCGCTTCGCTCGCGTCGTGCGCCCTGCCGCTAACTCTTTCTGTGTCTGCGAGAATCGTCCTTACGCATAACATCTATTACGGAAGAAATATATCGGTATCCCATAACTTTACCTCATACGACACCGTAGATGTCGGAGCCAACCCATTCACGGCGGAAAGGCAATATCGGTTTCTGTATTCCGTGACGTGCGTTATTCGTGCCGTGCGTCTCATCTATGGATCTGATTCCTACCCGTTTTTCTACGCCGGGCAGGCGACGTGTTAACGCAATGCACAGGGACTGCGACATTGACCCTGCGTCGCTCCGCTGCCGCGTCTGCGGTGCTGCTGTCTCGTCGCCGTCCGTCCGCCGAAACTGCGGCACGCCTCCGCCCGGCCTGGGCGACCGAGTCGCCGCTGGCCTCTCCTCGATCGGGATCACGAAGCAGCGAGTCGAGGCCGTGGTCGGCGGCCCCTGCGGCTGTCCCGAGCGTCAGGCGGCGCTAAACGCTGCCGGGGCGAAATATCTCGGCCTGCCGCCTGGCTCGACGGCCCCGGCGGAGATTGATCCGGGGACCCCATAGCGTAGGGTGAAGGCCCGCGGCCATGGACGGCCGCCTACCGCAACACGGAGGGCCGGATGCGCAAGGGCCAGATCGGCGGCGACGAGATCACGCGTATGGCCCGGCAGCTCGTCGAGCGGCACCCGGACGCCCCGGCCCGGACGCTGGGCCGCCGGCTCGCGGCCGAGACCGGCGGAGCGATCACGCTGCAACAGGGATATCAGCGGATCCGGCACCAGCTCGGAATCAAGGGTCGGCAGCAGCGGGGCAATGCGGCCGACAAGTCGCTCCACCGGCAGCCGCGGGTCGCCGGCGAGGTGGTGACGATGCCGAAGAGCAAGGCCGAGCCCTGGGAGACTCACGACCTGGGAGTCGTCGGGACGATCGGCGTCCTGTCCGACATCCACGTCCCGTATCACTCCGAGGTCGCCCTCGGGGCCGCGGTCGCCGACCTGAAGTCGAGCGGGATCGACGCCCTGGTCTTGAACGGCGACACCTGCGACTTCTACGCGATCAGTCGGTGGACGAAGAATCCGCGACACCGAAACTTCAAGGGCGAGATCGAGCAGATCCGCCAGCTCGTGTCGTGGATCCGCCAGGAGTTCCCGGCGATTCCGATCGTGTTCAAAACGGGAAACCATGAGGAGCGTTGGGCGCATTGGCTGTGGCAACACGCCCCGGAGATATCCGACGAGCCGGAGATGGGGCTCGCGTCCTGGCTCCGTCTCGACCAGCACGACATCACGCTCGTCGACGACCAGCGGCCGATCATGGCCGGCAAACTCCCGATCCTTCACGGACACGAGAAGGGGAAGGGGATCTCGGCCCCGGTGAACCAGGCCCGCGGAGCGTTCCTGCGACTCCACCACACCGTCCTCGAGGGCCACGGCCACCGGACCTCGGGACACTGCGAACCCGACATGTTCGGGCATGAGGTGTTTTGCTGGTCGACCGGCTGCCTGTGTGACCTTCGTCCCGAGTACGCGAGATTGAACAAGTGGAACCACGGATTCGCGGCCGTGACGACCCACGCCGACGGATCCTTCGACGTGTCGAACCACAGGATCACGGCCGACGGCCGAGTGAGGTCGTCGTGAGTGGCGATCATCACTTCCAGATCCGCGGCCTCCGCGTCCTGTGGAGGTATGCCCGCCTCCGGGGCCGGGCCGCGGGCTGGTCGATCACGCCCGACGAGCGGCGGCCGGACCTAGAGCGGAAGGTCCTGATCGACCAGCGGCTCCGGGGCCGGGCTCGCCTCGAGACGGAGATCCACGAGGGTCTCCACCAGCTTTTCCCCGACCTGGCCGAGGAGACCGTCTCAGGGGCCGGCCGCGATCTCGCCCGGATTCTGTGGTCGCTGGGATACCGGCTGCCGTGACCGACGCCGACCTCGCCGCCGCGGAGCAGCTCTGCCGCAGGCTCGGTCCGGCCAATTGCTGGACTGGCACGGGAGGTTCTCTAGCCTCGTTCGCTCTGACCATGATCCGAGAACTAAGGGAGCGACACATGATCGAAACGAGAACAGCGGCCGAGCACATGTTAGAGCAGTCGATAGCAGCCGTCCGCGACCGGCACGGCAAGTACGGACCGCCGGCGGAACACTTCGCCAGGACGGCCGCGATGGTCAACTCCGCATTCGGGACGACGTTCACGGCGTCCGACTGGGCGCTCGTGATGATCCTCGACAAGGTCTCGCGGCAGCTCGGGGCAGCGGCCACCGACGACGGCGGGATCGACATCGCGGGATATGCCGCCTGCCATCAGGAGTGCCGGGTCGCGTCGAGTTCGCCCAGGTCCAGCGGCGGCAGGGTGTCGACCGAGCAGGTGTCCCGCGGGCAGATAAGTGGGTCCACATAGACGGCCTGGAGGGCCGGGTCGCTGTGGTCGAGGAGCTGGGTCGCCGCGGCGGCTCCGCCCGCCAGGGCCGCGTAGGAGGCGGCCATGCGGCGGAATCCGTGGAAGCCTCGCCCCCGGTATTCGACGCCGGCAGATCGGCACAGGACTTGTAGAGAGGCCCAGTGGCTGCGGGTCGCCCGGTCCCAAGGCCAGACCAGGTCGTCCGGCCCGCGACGGTGCTCCGCGAGCATCGCGGCGAGCTGCGGCGTGACTGCCCGCTCGATGTCGCGGGTCGCTCCTTTCCTCGTCCCGGCCAGGAAGATCACGCGACGACGGTCGAGGTCCACCTGGCCCCAGCGGAGCGACGTGAGGGCTTCGAATCGCTCGCCCGTACATACGGCCGCGTAGATGAGCGTCGACCACCACCAGCGCGACGGCAGGCCGCCCGTCCTTCCGATGCGACGCTTCGCTGCCCTGATCAGAGAGCCGACCTCGTCGGCTGTGTAGGCACGACCCAGAGGGATTGTCTTCGGGACTTTGACACGCGGGACCTCGGGAAACTCTGTAGTGATTTTCTTACGGGCGAGGTATTCCCAGACGGCCCGGATCATGTTCCGGTCCTTCCGGACCGTGGCGGGCTTCGGCAGGCGATCACGCCACCCAGGCGTCACTCGTCGCCATTCCAAATACTCCGCGACGACCACGTCCTCGAGGTCCCCGACCGTTGGCGGTCGTTTCAAGAATCGCTCCAGGCGATCGAAGAGCATCCCGTAGAGCGAGACCGTGTGGGGCTTCAACTCACGGAGCAAGGCATACCGACGAAACGCATCACGCAACGGCATTGAACGCATGGCATCACTTCCTTTTTTGTTTAGATGCCGGGCAGCCTACCGGACTGTACACGCGTTCACCACTATTCGACTCCCCTCACCTGAACGTTTGTACTCCCCTCGCCTCCACTCGAAATCTACCCGACACCTCGACTATCGGACCGCGGCGTGACCGACTCAAGCGGACACACCGATCGGGCCGGTCGCGAGGGTCGGGCAGGTTGGACAGTTTGACCCGTTTACCGCTGACGGTAGATTGCGAAGGATGGTCACGATGACGCCCGACGGGAAATGGTGTTCGGTCGAAGAGGCCTGCGACATCGCAGGCTGTACCGACGGCCTGATCCGGCTCCGGATCCGCGAGGGCAAGCTCCAGGGCCTGAAGCTGAACGCCAGGGCCTGGATGGTCAGCGTCGAAGGATGCAAGGCCCTCCGCGGGCAGCTTGCCCCAAACTCGAACATCCGCAAGGCAGAGGCGAAAGCCGCCTCCGCCAAGTCGAAGCGGGCCAAGCGCAAAGCCCGCTGAAGCTGGGCATTTCTTGGGTTTTGAAAAAAAACCTGAACTGGTCTTGACGCGATTACCGAAACTGGTAATCGTATCCACCGTTCGAGGCCGGCATGCAGCCGGCGATGGATGCTCTCGGCAACGGAGTGCCACTCAATGCGACGCCGCTGGTCATCAGCCCTTCAGTCGTTAGTTCTGGTCCGGATCGGCCAGGACCTCGGCAGTGATTCGCCGGCCGCAAGGGCCGTTCACGATCTGCTTGAGCTGCTCGCCAGTGTCGCCGGTGTTCTTCTTCGGTGAATCGTTTACCGAAGCCAAAAAACGACAGAACGACTTTTCGACTCCTCCGCTCAGTGTTTTTCACGGACGAAACCACACCTAAAAACGTTTGACGAAACGCATGTACGCGTGTTCACTTCAGACCATCAACGAAAGGACGCGAGATGGACGCCCACGAACGCGAATATCAGGCCGCAGCGGACGGCATGGCCGAGACCTACGGACGGCCGACGGCCTGTCACCTGCCGAGCATCGGCGACCGGATTGCCTACCGGCTGCGGACCCACACGGACACCGAATGGGAAGCGGGCCGCGTGGTCCGAATCCAGGAAGGCGACCGGCCGCTCGTCGTGGTCGAGACCGACGACGAGAAGACGCTCCGCGTGATCGACGGCCGGCCGTGGCCGGACGGCGCGATCCTGCCCTTCTAAGGAGCCAGACCATGGGACGCATGATCTCGCGAAACGACACGGCCCTCCACCGGAACACCCACGACCGGCACCACCCGATCGCTCGCGGTGCCCGGCTCGCTCGCCACCTGGCGATCGCGGCCTGGAGGCCTCTCCGGGCTCTGGAGTCGCTGATCGACGAGGTCGACGCCTGCGGCTGCCCGGTGAACCGGGCCGTCCTGCTCCGGGCTCGTGCGGCCCTCGAACACGCGATGCCGTACCTCGAGGACCAGGAAGGCGAGGTCTGGAAATGAACGCCGCCGCATTGTTCGTCGGAGCCGTCCTCGGGATCGCCTTCGGCTGTGCATGGCTCGCGATCGTCGGGCTGGCTTACTTCCGATCACTGGATGAGTTCGGCCGGGCGGAGCCCAGCCGAGAAGGACGCCGGCGGGATGCCGGCCTGGCTGGAGGCCATGGCAAGTGTTCGCGGCCGGCGGAGCCGGACCGCGAGACCCTGCTCCGGGTGTTCCGGGACACAGGGTGGATCGACTGTGACACCGTGAGGAGGTATTCGAGATGAGCGGATTCAAGAGAGCAACGAAGGCAGCCGCGAAGCTGCGGCTCGGTCTGATCGGACCGGCCGGCAGCGGAAAGACCATGACGGCTCTTCGGATCGCGGCAGGCCTCGGGGGCCGCGTCGCCGTGATCGACACGGAGCGAGGCTCCGCGAGCCTCTACGCCGGCGAGCGTGGGCTCGACTTCGACGTGATCGAGCTGGACACCTACGGGGTCGAGCGGTTTATCGACGCAATCAAGGCCGCAGCCGACGGCGGATACGCGACGCTCGTGATCGACTCGCTGTCCCATGCGTGGTCAGGAAAGGACGGGATTCTTGAACTAGTCGACAGGAAGTCGAAGGCGAGCCAGTCGGGAAACAACTTCGGGGCCTGGCGTGACGCGACCCCGAGGCACAACTCGCTCGTCGACGCGATCCTCGGGGCTCCGCTCCATGTGATCTGTACCCTCCGGTCTAAGGTCGAGTATGTCGTCGAGAACGTCGGCGGCCGGAACCAGGTCCGGAAGGTCGGGCTCCAGCCGGTCCAGCGTGACGGCCTCGAATACGAGTTCACGGTCGTCGGCGATGTGACCCAGGACCACGACCTGGTGGTGACGAAGACGCGGGCCGCGTTCCTGAAGGACGCTGTGATCCGCGAGGCCGGCGAGGACCTCGGCCGGCAGCTCGCCACCTGGCTCTCCGACGGCACGACGCCCGCCAGGCCGGCGGTCGAGGTCCGATCCGCGAAGGGGCCGCCCGAAGGGTCGCTGTACTACCAGATCGTCCTTTTCATCGCCCAGGCGGCGAACGTCCGGACGCTCGGCAAGATCGGCAACCGTCTCGACGAGCTGGTCTCGACCGACCAGATCACGGCCGACGAGTGGTCGCAGCTCACCGACCGGGTGAACGAGCGGCACAAAGAGATCGAGCCGGTCGAGGAGGTCGCGTCGTGACCAGCCTCGAACACCTGACGTTTTCGGGCCTGCGTCACGACCACGATCGCGACTGGTTCCGCTGCTCGGACCTCGTCGACGCGAGCCAGGCCGCAGGCTATCGGATGACCCGCTACGAGATCCGCACGGCGATCGCTCACCTGACGAAGCCGGAGAAACAGTACGGACACAACCACTACGGCCGCGACCACTTGATCGCAGTGATCGAGTTCGCGACCGCGAAATCCCACGAACAGGAGACACGCGATGGACTGGGGTCTTGATGATGATTTTCCGCCGGTTGCTGTCCGCGACGACTCGCGGGCTCCGGATCGAGAGCTGGTCCCCGAGGGCGACCACTCGTTCCAGGTCCGCGAGGTGATCGACCACGGCGAGAAGATCGAGTTCCGACTCGTCCACGACGAGCGACGTTTCGGCTGGGTGTTCGCCAAGATCCCGAAGGCCGACTGGGGCCGGCGGATCCTGTCGAGCCTCCGCCAGGCCGTCGGTATGACCCGCGAAGAGTGGGCCGCCGGCGAGATCACCGACCTGGTCGGCCGTCGCGTCCGGGCACGGATTTACCACCGGGCCGGCAACGGGAAGACGTTCGTCAACGTCGGCGAGTTCCTGCCGGCCGAGCAGGTCGTCGAGACCGCGACCGCGAAGCCGCAGGTCGAGCGGGCGGTCGCTCCGCCGACCTCGAGGCCGCCAGTGAAGCGGACGCCAGCACAGAAGGCCGACGAAGCCTCGCGGATGCCTGGGGACGACATTCCTTTTTGACTTTTGAAGGCAAACAGTTCCGCTCGCCGCGTTGGCGAACGGTTGATTTTAGATCCCAACGACAGGAGATGAGCAGATGGGAATCATTCAGCTTCGACGGTCTGCCAGGGGTGGGCGGCGTTCAGGCGACCAACTCACAGACGTTCGAGTCTTTGCCACCGGCAGCGGAGCAAAGAGGGTAGCCGTAGGTATTCGTTTTAGCGAGTCGCTGCTCGCTCGGATGCGGTGGATCGACGGCGACAAAGTCACCGCTGACTTCAACGAGGACTTGATGGAGTGGACTTGTGCTCGGACGAACAACAACGGCGAAGGTAACGCTCTTAGTAGTGGTGGCAAGAAATCGGTCAGCCTCACCGTGCGGTTTACAGTCCGTCCGCAATCTCTCTCATCATTTGGGCTTGAAACTGGTTCTGGCTACGACTGCGTCGTGACTTCAACGACTGCGGAAGGGGTCAAGTTCAGGGTTCAGTGACCTAACGTCCACGGCCGCTCCCGGCCGTAGTGGCTGCCTATCTCGGCCACAGGGAGAGCGCTGCCGGCGGTCGCGACATAACACCGGCTCCTAGTGAGGTCGTTCGCCTTGACGACCGGCACTAGGCGGATGCCCCACGACACGGGGCCAACACACGGAGGGACGGATGACGATCACGGACGCGATCGACGCGATCAACACGGCAGCCGACCGGCACGCCGCGATGCGGATTGCCAACGCGGTCGCCATGGAATCCATGGACGGAGCGCGACCCTACGCCGACGAGCTGGCCGTCCGGAAGGCCTGGTTCGAGCGGTGGGGCAACGCTCCGCAGCAGCTCGGCTACGCCGGGCCGCGGGCCGGCACTAACTGGACGGGAGACTGATCATGACGCTACGGACCAGCATGGAAGCGATCGAGTCGCTGCCGATCTTCGCGGCCGCTCGCCGCGATGATCCGGCGACATCGCACAAGGCCGCGGCCGCGGTGCCGGCGATTCGCGGCGAGCACGCCAGGCGGATCCTCGAGGCCCTGGCGGCCGGGCCTGCCGGCCAGACGGAGATCGCGGAGCGGTCGGGCCTCACCGTCGCCCAGGTCTCGAAAAGGATCCACGAGCTGCGGAAGGTCGGGGCGATCGAGCGGACGGGCCGCGAGGTCGCTAGAGGTGAGGACGAGTATCGGAGGGCTGGGAAGTGAGCAGTGACATCATTCATTCGACGAACGCCGTCTCGGAGTTCTCGGCCCTGATCGAGGTCGCCTCGCCGGTCGACCTTCGTCTCCGACCTCCGGTCGGCAGCGCGAAGTTCTCGCCCGACCTGATGACGAAGACCGCGAGCCGGCCGCCGGTCGGCGTCCAGGGCCTGATCCTCGACGCGATGGACGACGAACGGCTGACGGTCAAGGAGGCCCGGAGTCTGCTCGACTTGGTGAACGAGCGGATCAGTAAGGAGGCAGACCATGGCCGGTGACTGGCTGAAGATGCGGCACGACCTGGCGGACGACCCGGCTACGATCCGGCTCGCGGCCGCCTGCCGCCTCGACGAGGACGCGGTGATCGGGAAACTGTTCCGGCTCTGGTCCTGGGCGGACAGGCACACCCAGGAGGGCAAGGCCGACGGTGTCGGGCTCGACTGGGTGGACCGGACCGTCCGGTGTCCTGGGTTTGCGGCTGAAATGGTGCGGGTTGGATGGCTGGAGGAGACGGGCCACGGGCTGACGTTCCCCAGATTCGACCGGCATTGCAGCGACTCCGCGAAGGCCAGGGCACTGAAGAAAAACAGGATGGAACGCTCCCGTGGCGCGCCGAGCGCCACAGAAGCGCCACAGAAAGCGCGATCCTGTGGCGCTGCGCGCGCCACAAAAGCGCCACCAGAGGAGAGGAGAGGAGAGGTAGAGAATCCACCACCACCGCACGCGTGCGAGGACGGAGAGCCGGACCCGGCAGCCTGGGCAATCCTGCGGGACGCCTGGAAGGCAGGCCCCGGCTCGCCTCACCGCTCCCCGCAGCCACCGGACGAGGCTCTGGCCCGGCTCGCGGAGCCGGGCTGGCTGGAGGACGCCCTGACGGCGATCGGGCGGCTCGCTCGCTGCCGATACTTTCGGACGCCCGTAGGGCTGCCGCAGTTCTGCGGGCCGAGGTTTGTGTCCCGTGTCCTCCAGGGCCGCTACGACGAGCTGACCGAGCGACCCGGCAAGCCCGGCCACCGGCCACCGGCAGACGACCGCCGACCTGCCGCCCAGGCTGCGGCCGACTGGGCTCGCGGCGCTGCGGACCCCGAGACGATTCGCCGCCGCGAGGAGTTCCTGGCGGCGAAGGCTGCGAAGTCGGCGCGTCAGCCGAAGGACGACGGGATCGAGGAGGCACGGTCGGCCGTGCTGAAGCAAATCACCGGAGGGATGGCGTAATGGGACGACCACTGAACACCGGATCCGAGCCCTGGGTCGATCCTGCCGAGGACGCCGCGAGCATGTCGAGTCTTCGGCTCGCTCCGGCGATCGAGATCGAAGCCCGCAAACTCCGCGAGGCTCACATCGGGCGACGCATGGCCGAGAGCGAGGAGGCCGCGAGCGCGAAGATCGCTAAATGGAACGCCGGGATCAGCCGGCCACAGGGCGGAGGACACAGGGCGTGAGAGACAGAACGCGGAAGATCAACGGCGGCCACAGGAGGACTCACCATGACACATGACGTAGCAGGGCCGTCCGTTGCATCGTCTGGTTCTGTGGCGGATGGAAGTGCAGAGCGGCGAAGGCAAAGCGCGGCAGACATCCACCGCTTGCGGGCGCTTCCATTCTTGGAGCAACTGTCAGACAGGGGAGACGCCATGAAGATTGTGCCGCTGTTTGCGCTGGAAATAATGGACGAGGCAAAGGATTTCATTGAAGGGATGCTGATCGAAAACGCCGACCTGCGGGCCGCGATCAAGCATTTGGGACACAACCCAGTGACGTTCATCAGCCGGGCAAAAAGAAAGAGAGAGCGAGATGACAAATGAATGGATCTCTGTCGAAGACAGGCTGCCGGACGACAACGAGTCATACCTCGTCTGCGACTTGGTGACGGGGGAATATCTGCCGGATCGCGGGTTCATGGAGGACGGCGTCTGGCACATATCTGGCGATCCTGAGTTCCAAGTAACGCACTGGATGCCGTTTCCGCCGCCTCCAACAGAAGCCCAGAAGAATCCATGAGCGACGTTGTCTTTGACCGGATGCTGTTTGACCACATGGAGGCGATGGCCGCTCTCCGTAGCGACGCTGACAACCTTCGGATCACAGAGGCCGAACGGGACGCGATTGCATGGGCAGCGAATACGTTGTGCGTCGGCTGGGACGACCTAAAGCCAAAGGACAAGGTCCGCAGTAGGGCGGCGGCATCCACGCTGGAAAGCCTGCTGGAGCGGATCGGATAGCCACAGAACGACAAGGATCAGGAGCGGCGAACTATGAGCGACGACAACACGCAGGGCGATGCTGAGCCTTCTCCTGCATCCGCTGGTTCTGTGTCCATCGGTGAGTCGCAGAACATGGGGTACGACGAGTGGTATTGCCCTTGGTATCGTTGCCCCAAGTGCGGAAAGGAACACATCGCCCGCTCGTTTCTTTACTGCCCAGACTGCGGCGTGCAACTTCAATGGCAGGCGTAGCCACAGAACACGCAGGATCAGGAGCATCGCATGAGCGACGAAACTACACCGCAGGACTCGGCAGCGATGCCTCCTGCATCCGCTGGTTCTCACGGTTTGACGTTGACGCAATACGAAAGGCACTGCATCGCGAGGGCGCGAGACGCCTATGCCGACGAGGACGATGTGGCGTGTAATGAGATAGCGGCGGTGCTGGACGGATTGTTAGAGCGGACGAACGAGCGATCCGTTGCATCGGCTGTCTCTGCGGTCGCTGTCTTGCGTGGGCTGGAGTGGTCGGCCGCCTACTCGTATTGCACCGGCTGGCGCTGCTGTCCTGTCTGCGGCGGCATCAAACCCGGACACGGCGCTGACGAGCATGGCGATCTCCCGAGCAATCAAGGCCACCGCGCTGAGTGCAAATTGGCGTCAGTAATACATTGAGAACGCCAGCGATCAGCGGCATCGAACACAGGAGGCACCATGACAGACGAGGCTGATGAGATGTCCGCTGCATCGCGTGGTTCTACGGACTGGATTGACGTTCAAGGATCAAAGGCCGAACGGCTGCATGATCTCGGAATGCTCGTCGGCTACATCTACTCGGCGGTGACAAACCTAGGGGACGCTATTTGCCTCGCCGAAGCGCTCCAACTTGTAGACGCGACAACGCTTGCAGCGATGAAGGCGGCCCTAGAAGCCCTGGACACACTGCCCTTGGGAGACTGCTCAAAGGCTCGCGTGGTAGAGGTTTTCAAGGAATGCGATGGGCGGCCGTAGAACACCGAAGATGAGCAGCACGCCGAGACAAGACGACGCGATCACCACGGACGCAGCCGGCGGGTCTGCTCCATCGTGTGGTTATCCGCGACCGTACTACCAGCGGGACGGGATCACCATCTACCACGGTGACGCCATTGACTTCGTTTCTCTGCTTCCCGATGTGGACGCCGTAGTTACAGACCCGCCGTATGGGATCGTCGGTGAGTTTGGTCAGTCAACGTATTCCGTAGGAAAGCCTGGGAAAACTCAGTTGCGGCGAATGCAGTTCGATTTCGACCAGCCCGTGGGAGTGATGGATAGGGTGGCAACAATAGTCGATGCCGCTGCATCAAAGGCGAATGCTCTTCACCTGTTCTGCGACCCCGACCACTACGGAAACCTCGCGCAGCAGGTTCGGAAGCACGGGTACACCGTCAAGCCGTGGGCGAGAGTGAAGAAGTGCCCGCCGCCACCTATGCCCGGAAACTGGTGGCCGTCTGCCTTTGAGTTGGCTATGTACGCATACCGCCCTGGGGCGTGGTTTGGCGACGAAAGCGGCAAGCGGTGCAACGTTTACGCTTGCGACGGCTACAGGCACGGCATTCGGGCTGACGAGAAAGTTGACCACCCGACGCAAAAGTGGCTGCCGATGATTGAATACATCGTGAATACGATTGTGCCCCCCGGCGGCTCGTGCGTTGACCCTTTCATGGGTAGCGGAACGACACTCGTTGCGGCTCGCAACTGCGGCCGGTCAGCCATCGGCATTGAGGTTGAGGAGCGATACTGCGAGATCGCGGCGAAGCGACTCAGTCAGGGCGTACTGTTTTGATCGGATAACACGCAGGATCAGGAGCATCGCATGAGTGACGAAACTACACCGCAGGACGACAAGGCGATGTCTCCTGCATCCGCTGGTTCTCACGGGGAATCCCAACTGGAGCGGGGTGCCGAAATCGTCCACTGCGCCATGCGGTGGTATCGCGAGGGCACCACAAAGAAGTGGCAGGGCGGCAACAGTTACGCCGAAGACAGGGCGAGGCTTGCGGCGCGGAGGATTGCGAGGATTTTTCAGCCCACGCTCACCGACGAGGAGCGGGAGGCGGTGGAGTGGGCGGAAGAACTCGCTGGAAACTGCGAAGAGTTTGATCGCGTTGACACGCTTCGCAACCTACTGGAGAGAACGAAGTGACTAAAACACAATGTCAAGTTCCGTCGCAAATAAACGTGACGCTCACAGACGAGCAGCGAGAGTCATTGCGGGCGTCCTTGTCAGGCGGTGCAGGAGGCCCGCTGGTTCATCCACCGCAGCCCGCGCTCACCGCCGATGAGTGGGAAGCCGTCTGGCTGGCAATCGGAATGTTCGCGGAAGGGCCGGAGCATATCAAGCGACATGAGGAAATGGCCGACGCGCTGCGGGGCCTACTGGAGCGGCTTGGAGG